CCCGCGTTAAAGATTACGCTAATATCAATAATGTCGTTAATGTAGATGTGAAGGCAAAACGGGCGGCAAATGACGCCCTGCGCCTGATTGCTTCTTTACGGAATTGGGAAATTCTAAAACGGGAAGCGACGGTCACTCCTGTTGCTTCTACCCAGGGCTATACCCTTGCCTCTAATTTTGACCATATTATTTCTTGTTGGTATAGTTCTAATGGCATAGAAATCCCCATTGATGTTGTGGATGATGATAAATGGGCGCAGGTTGTCCTTGCTTCTACGGACGCTTCTCCGCGATACTGCCGCACTACAAAAGCTGACGGAACGATAAAGCTCCTGCTTTCTCCCCGCCCTTCAGCATCCTTTGTCTCGCAATATTCTACAATCAATTATGATTATGTAAAAAAGCCCGTAGAATTGTCCGCGGATACCGATGTCCCTGATGTCCCTGATACTTCCCAGCAAATGGCGATTGTATATCTGGCAGTCTCGGATTTACTCGGTAAACAGGGTGATGTTGGCGGAATGACTTCCTGGGAAATGAAGGCAATGCGCTTATTGAATGCGGCGCATAAGGTTGATGATAAAAAGCAGGGCAGGGCGGCGAGGTTAGGCAAACCTTTAATCCCCATAAATAGTTCAAGCGGAGTCAGGTTAGTTGATTATAGCGGATAAATATGATTAAAAACGCAGTTTCGGTAATTGACGATTGGTCAGGCGGGCAGGACACCAAGACTCCAATATTAAGAATGGGCTTAAATAAAAGCCCGAATATGAGGAATTTCCATTGTGCTGGGGTAGGAAACAGGCTGATGAGAAGAGGAGGTTTTGCTAAAGTAAATTCTTCAGCGGTGGAAAGCGATAATCTTGATGAATATTATTCACCAGGATACCAAACCTATAATTATTCACTCCGGGATGTCTCTACATATACTCAAATTTCGCAGGGATTTAAGCCGAATACATCTTCAACTGTGACCAAGATAAGATTATGGCTCAAAAAAACAGGCACTCCCGCGGGAACGGATACCCTGACTTTAGTTATTCAGACAAACAGTTCCGGTGTTCCTTCCGGCTCGGCAGTTACTAATGGCACATCCAACACGGTTGATATTTCTGACACCCTCACCACTTCTTACGCTTGGGTGGAATTTACTTTTACTACCAATCCTTCACTTACTGCCGGCACGCAATACCATTTGGTCTTGCAGGGAGCATTTACCATAAGCACAAGCAACTATGTGCAATGGGGAGCTGATAATTATGATATAGTTTATGCCAACGGTTCTATGTCGTATTACGACGACACAACCTGGATAACAGATAGTTTGTATAATGCCTGCTTTGAGGTCTATATTACGAATGGAGCGAGGGGCAATGACGGGGTAGCTGTCTGGGATTTCGCCTCCAAGAATATGCTTTTAGGTATTTTTGGCACACAGTTGTATAAAATGGATAAAAATTCAGTAGGCACGCCTAATGGGACTTGGAGTGCGATAGGCGGCGGGTCTACCTGGGATAGCTATACTAAGTTAATGCTTCATTGTGATGGAGTAGATGCCACGACTACTTTTACTGATGAGATAGGCAAAACCGTAACCGCTAATGGCAACGCCCAGATAGATACTGCTCAAAAGAAATTCGGCACCGCAAGTGGATTATTTGATGGGACGGGGGATTATTTGTCTTTAGCTGATTCAGCAGATTGGGATTTCGGAGCAGGAGATTTTACGATTGACTTTTGGATTAGACCTAATGCTATTGGAAGTTTACAATTTTTATATGAACAAGAATTGGATAGCAATAATACTATATATATAAGTTTACTCGCATCTGGAAATTTGGATTTTGTAAGTTATGTTGGAGGAGTATTAAAGGGATATTATAGTAATGCAACTGTATTAAGCAATGGAACTTGGTATCATATCGCAATCGTAAGGAATGGGACAACAGGTTATTTGTTTGTAAATGGTTCAAAAAATAATAGTTCTGAAAATACTGCTTTTGGTTCTAATACTCTACCAGATTTAGCCGTAAGTTTATTTATAGCTGCTCACAATACAGGTGGTTCTGCTTTTAACGGCTGGATTGATGAAGTCAGAATCAGTAAAGGCATCGCCAGATGGACTGCTAATTTCACTCCTCCGACAGCGGCGTATTCTGCAACCGCGTTAGCCATTACTTCCTCTCGCTATTGGACATTTAGCGATTGGCAGTCAGGCCGGGCTTTGATAAATACGGATATTGGGCTTTATACTTATACTGGGACGGGTAATGCTTCCGCTGTTTCCGCTGCTCCAATCGGCAAATTCCTGGTAATATGGAAAAACTATACTTTTATTTTTGGAATACGCGGTTCAACGAATAATGGCCAATGGTCAGCGTTGTCTGACTATACCTCTTGGCCGGCTGCTAACACTTTTAGTAATGCCTTCAATACTAATGACGGAGATTCTATAACGGGTGTAAGACTATTGAAGGGTAAACTCTATGTTTTTAAGCGGTATTCTATCCACAGAATAAGTTATCTTGGCTCTAACCCTACATTTCAGGTTGACCCGATACTTGGTATTGGCACGCCATCGCATTACAGCATTAAAGAGGTAGATATGGGTGGGGAACTTGGCACAGTCCTTATTTTCCTGACTACCGATAAAAAACTGGCTATTTTTGACGGCTATAATGTGCAGATATTAAGCGATGTCCTGGCCGAAGAAAGCAACGATTTATTTGCAGCTGCCGATGATCAGCCCTTGAGTTTTGCCGATATGAACTTGGTCTATGCCGATTTATTCCACGCCGTAGTTAAAAGCGATACTCACGAATATATTCTGTATTGCGTGTTGGGAAGCGATACCGCGATAAATTATGCCTTTGTTTTAGACTATAAGACGGGTGGGATTTATCCTTATGATGGCCAGATTTTCGCCAGTTCCGTTTTTGCTATGTCTACCAATAAAGCGAAACTACTTTATACCGCGGGATACAGTGGTTATCTATGGCAAATGGAAAGCGGCAATTCTGATGATGGTTCTGCGATAAATGCTTATTTTGTATCTGGAAAAATTAAACCCGTCGTGGCAAGTTTAACGACCAAGATGTTACAATTAGCAATACATTTGAAAGAGATTACCTCCGCCTCAACTCTGAATCTTGCCTTTCAATTCAGGATAGATTGGAATGTATCCTGGAATACTGCCGAGAATATCAACTATGACCACAATGACGAATTGGCTTTTGGCAAGACCGGTCTGTTTGACATTGGCACGGTAGAGAATATGCTTCAGATTAAAATTAAGAATAATTCCACTAATCCCGCTCCTACGATTTATGGATGTGATTTATATGGGATACCATTAGGACAGGATATTGGCGCAAGAGCGGCGAGCTGATATGAAATTACAAGATTTTGACTTTAGTAATAAACTTCGGCAGGAAACAACTTTCTTGGATTTGGTTTCCGAACTGCGTAATATTCTCAATTTGGGGCGGTATCAAATGCGGGTGGTAACCTCTGTCCCCGACTGGACTGGCGAAGGCGGAGAACACCTGCTTTATATATCGGGAACTGTCCGAAGGTTTTACTGGTATGACGACACAAACTCAACCTGGGAGTTTATAGAATGGAATAATTCGGGATTAGGACAGGCAACGATAGCGGCGATAGTTTCACTTACGGGACAGACGGGGAATATCGCTACGACCACGATTTATACTCCGCCAGCCGCGGGATTATATAGGGTAAGCGTTTATCAGATTTGTTCCACTGCAGGAAGCGCGGGGACATTAAATTCGGTAATAGGATGGACTGATATTGTGGGGGCGAAAACAATCAGCCCCGCGGCAGATGTAACCTTGACCTCTACCGCTAACGGCGCAACGGGCAACGCATTTATCAACGCAACCGCGGCGGCGATAACTTATGCCGCAACGATTACCGGCGGAGTAGGAGGCCCCGTTTATACGCTTTATATTGTGGTAGAGAAATTACAATGATGAATAAGCAGTTTTACGATGAGATGTTGGTAAGGGGGCGGCTTATTCCATTTTTTCATCAAGATAAATTAGTTTGTCTTTTTACTTTCTATATTACTGATGATGAAACACCTTACATACAAGCTGATCCTTGGATGGCGCAAGATGATAATCCTGATGGCAGGATATGCTATGTTTCTCAATTATTGACTTTAAAAGAAAAAGAAAACTTTAAATTAGCTTTTACGGTTTGGCACAGGTTTAAAGTTTATATAAAAACCAATTTCCCTAATGTTCGTCAGATTAGCTGGCGCAGGTGGGATGGAGAAATAACAAGACTATACAAAAAGGAGATAAGATGAAAAACAGGATTTTCACAATTCAGGTATTAGACGATAAGAATTATGAGGCTTTGCACGAAGTTATCTCCGATGTAAGGGCGGAAGATTTAAAAAACTCTTTGGGCTTTGCCATCAAAGATAGGGGTGAGGCGTATGTCAGAAAGACCGGAGTCGCCGAATTGGACGAAAGCACAATGCAGCACGAGCTGCAAGAATTGTTGGCGAAAAATAGTGAACACGAAGAT